CCTATAGCACCACTAAGACAAATTAAAATAATCTCTTTTAAAGATAAAGACAAATGGGAATTATGTCCAAAGTACAATATTGGTAATGGCACAAAATAAAATTAAAGAAGCTTATAGAATGTTCTTCATGGTAAAGGGCCATCTTGGCGTTACTGAAGAAACTGCTCTAGCATGTTACGATAACTATTTTAAAAGGTTATGGTACAACCAAGAAGCTTGGGTAAGAGAAGAAGCATTTGAAATAGCTTATAAAAAAAAATTTGGACCTACTGGTTTAAATTAAAAAAAAATATATTATATATATTATAGAGGCGCCGATAACCGGGTCTCGTTTAACCTTGCTAGTCAATAGGAGGCAATTATGACTAAGAACTTTATTTACCCAAGAAACGCTTTCTTGGGATTCGATCACATTTTCGACCAGCTAGAAAATATTCATAGCCACGCGAAAGATACTTATCCACCATATAATGTAGTCAAGCACGACAACATGACATATGAAATTGAAATGGCCGTAGCCGGCTTCAAGAAAGATCATATTGATATTGAAGTAAAAGACCACGTTATGACGATAATTGGTGACAGGCCAAAGCGTAGAGAACAAGACGCCTATGTCCATAAGGGTATCAGTGCTCGAAAGTTTCAAAGGTCATTTAGACTGTCTGAATATACAGAAGTAGACGGTGCTGACATTCAGGATGGAATCCTTACTGTTAATCTCAAAGTAGTTCTACCAGAAGAGAAGCGACCTCGTAAAATTTCAATTAATTAAACGAGGAAAAAATAAATGACAACTTTAACTCAGGCTGTAAGTACAGCCACATGCCGGGTATGCGACGCAATTGCAGCCTGGTGCCAACGCACTTTATCAAGTATTCAATACAATAGACAAATGGCAGCTAACAGACGTGTTGCTCAAGATCTTATAGGTCTTGGCTTTCATCATCAAAAGGAGCATGATCAAATACTCCAGAGATTGAATGATCGCACTATTAATGAATATCACGGTAAGTACTAATATGTGGCCGTATACTGAAGAAGAAAATGACTTCATGTCAAAATAAGATTAGGCGGGTTCTTCCCGCCTTTTTTTATATAAATAGAAATTTATAAGGAGATATAACATGAATATAGAAAAGTTACGTAAAGAACTTGAAGTGGATGAAGGAGTAAAATATGAAATATATAATGATCATCTTGGCTACCCTACTTTTGGCATTGGTCATCTGGTCCTCGATTCTGATCCAGAGGCTGGACAAGAGACTGGAACACCTGTCTCAGAAGATAGAGTCGCAGAAGCATTTGATCACGACGTTGAAACGGTCATCGCCGACTGCGAGCGATTATATCCTGAATTTGATGAACTCCCAGAAGAATGTAAACTAATCATTGCTAACATGATGTTTAACATGGGAAGACCACGTCTATCCAAGTTTAAGGGTATGAAAGCTGGTGTAGATTCACGTGATTGGAATAAAGCGGCTGACGAAATGATTGACTCCGCTTGGTATAGGCAGGTTCCTAATAGAGCCGGCAGACTTGTAAAAAGGATGAGAGCTCTAGCATGAGTGATGACTTAGATTTTGATTTTGGATTTACTGCAGTAACTGAAGACGAGTTAGATGTAGTAAAGAAAACACAAGAAGATATCAGTGGTAAAGAACACTTATTAACATCTAAGCAGGATACACTTGATAGACTCTACAACGCAATCGTTCCATTGCTTAGTAACTTAAAGAAGAATCCTGAGAAAGAATATATTCTCTGGCCTAATAGGCTACAAAAGGTTGAAGAGTTTGAAGATCATATTAATAAAATATATACAAATAATAATAGAAAATAAGTAAAAAAGTCCTTTACTTTTAACAAAAACTATGGTATAATATAACTACAATGAAAAATTTTATTACATACTTAGAAGAAGCGCAAGGAAAAGGATTAACGATCTTTGACATAGATGAGACTATGTTTATAACTAAGGCAAAGGTGAAGGTAGTTAAAAATGGTAAAGTCATTAAAAAATTGGATAATCAAGAATTTAATACGTATAAGAAAAAACCTGGTGAAGACTACGACTTCGGCGAATTCAAAAACGCCGAGGTATTTAACAGGACGTCCACGCCAATTGCAAGAATGATTAATAAAGTTAAAGTTATATTGAAGAATGCTACAAAGGCAGGTTCTAAAGTTATTATCGTAACTGCAAGACCAAACTTTGATAACAAGAAAACATTTCTAGATACATTTAGAAAACAAGGAATCGATATAGATAAGATCTATGTTGAACGTGCTGGTAACCTCGGTGGAGGTCCGGCCGCTGATAATAAGAAAGTAATCTTTAAGAAGTACTTAGATCAAAAGATATATAAACGTATAAGACTTTTTGATGATGCTATGTCAAACTTAAAGATGTTCTTATCATTACAAAAAGACTATCCCGGTGTCTCATTCGAGGCATTCTTAGCAAAAGAAAATGGCTCTGTTTCAAGAGTAAGATAATATAGGAGAAACTATGAAAATCTTTAAGCACGCGGCAGTGCTAATACTGTCGTTTCTATTCTGTTTTTCAGCTTTCGCAGATAAATTGAAAGTTGGGTTTGTGTATATTGGACCAGTGGGTGACCACGGTTGGACATATATGCATGATCAGGGGCGCCAAGCTGTTGAAAAAGCTTATGGTGATAAAGTAGAAGTTACATATATGGAAAGTGTTAAATATGGTCCAGATGCTGAAAGAGCTATAAGAGGTTTAGCTAATGAAGGTATGGACATTATATTTGCTACGTCATTTGGTTACATGGAACCAATGTTGAAAGTTGCTAAAGAGTTTCCGAATATTAAATTTGAGCATGCTACAGGTTATAAGACAAATGATAACATGTCAGTTTATTCTGGAATGTTTTATCAAGGTAGATATGTTCAAGGAGTAATTGCAGGTCATATGAGTAAATCTGGTAAAGCAGGTTACATTGCTTCATTTCCAATACCTGAAGTTGTGAGAGGTATCAATTCTTTTTACTTAGGTGCAAAGAGTGTAAATCCTGACTTTGACATTGATGTCATATGGGTTAACAGCTGGTATGATCCAGTTAAAGAAGGTAATGCTGCTAAGGTTCTAATTAATGAAGGTGCTGATATTATTACGCAACATACTGACAGCCCTGCTGCACTACAAGTTGCTGAAAAACAAGGTGTATATGCATTTGGACAGGCAAGTAACATGTATCAGTTTGCTCCTAAGGCACAGCTTACAGCTATAATTGATGACTGGGCTCCATATTACATTAAGAGAGTTGGACAAGTTATGGACGGTTCTTGGAAGAAGACAGATACTTGGGGTGATATGAAGAGTGGAATGGTAAAGATGGCACCGTATACTAACATGCCAGACAACATTGCTCTTATCGCTAAAGATATCGAAAAGAAAGTTATGAACGGAGAAATTGATCCATTTAATGGTAAATACTCTGTTGGAGAACTACTAGGCATGAATAAATATGTTAAAGGAATAGATGCTTCATTACCAGAATGATAACTTTAACAGAAAATGCTAAAAACTATTTAAGCACCACCATTAAAGCGCATGATAAAAAATATGCTTATCTTGCAGTCAATGGTGGTGGCTGCTCAGGTTTTCAATACGAGTGGGACATGACCAATGATTTGGAAAAAGGTACACTCGTTGAAAACATTTTAGTGCTAGACCGAACTGCAGAAATGTTTGTCATTGGTTGCACAGTAGACTACGTTAAAGAGTTCGGCGGCTCTTATCTAAAAGTCATTAATCCTAACGCAACTGCACAGTGTGGCTGCGGGGAATCCTTCGCCGTATAATTTAATTAACATGTTAATAACAAAACTGTTTACTTTTCTGTAAAACTAGTGTATAATAGTACTATAAAATGAGGAGTAACTATGACAATATCTAAACTACAAGTAATATATTCACACTTTCAATCACTACCAACTTCGGTACATAAAATACAATACCTTCAAGATAATAAAACTGATCTTGAAAAATACAACATCAATGTTGACAATCTTATAAAACACTATGAAACACACGGTGACAAAGCTTATAAGCCATCAACGGACAAATCGGACTTCCTATAAATGTCATTCTATACAAATGTCGTAAGATATAAAAATAATATTCTTTACCGTGGCTATGACAACCACGGTAAACGAGTTATGCGTAAAGATTTTTTCCAGCCAAGATTGTTTGTTTCAAGTAAGATGAAAAACGATTGGAAAGGTTTTGATGGCAGCGATGTAGCACCTATCGATTTCCCTAGTATGTTTGAAGCAAATCAGTGGCTTAAGCAAAACGTAGGTGTGAGTGGCAGACACATATATGGCAATAAGAAATTTGTTCAACAATACATTACTGAAAAGTTTCCACGTGATATTGAATTTAAAAGAGAAGATATAAACGTAGGTACATTTGATATTGAAACAGATTATGATAACGGCTTTCCTCATGCCAATGAAGCAAGTCAGAGAGTTCTTGCTATAACATATAAGTCAAGTAAGTTCTCAACATACCATGTATGGGGTTACGGTGAGTTTGACATATCAACTTCACTTATTAAAGACGTTAAGTATATTAGGTGTAACAGCGAAGAGGAACTACTTGAAAGCTTCTTAAACTTTTGGTCACACCCCGAAGTAATACCTGATGTTATTACTGGTTGGAATACAAGGTTCTTTGATATACCATACATTATTAACAGGACAGCAAAAGTCTTAGGTATTAATGTGCTAAGTAAGTTCTCACCATGGGAACTACCACTTGAACACAGAAAAGTTGTAAGACGTGGTAGTGAAAATGACATATATGAAATACCTGGAATACAAACACTTGATTACATGGAGCTGTTTCAAAAGTTTGGCTATAGCTATGGTCCACAGGAATCATATGCTCTTAACCACATAGCTAATGTAGTACTTGGTGAAAAGAAGTTATCCTTTGAAGAGTCTGGTTCACTTAAAAATCTTTATAAAGATGATCATCAAAAATACATTGACTATAATATGAAAGATGTTGAGCTTGTCGATAGAATGGAAGAAAAGATGGGACTCATTACTCTTGCATTAACTATGGCGTATAAAGGTGGTGTCAACTATCAAGATACTTTTGGTGTTACTGCAATATGGGAATCGATTATATATCGTAGGCTTAACTTAAATAAAAAGGTTGTACCTATTAACATAAATGAAAAACCATATCGAGCATTCGAAGGTGGATATGTCAAGGCTCCTCAGGTTGGCCGGCACCATTGGGTTGTTTCTTTTGATTTGAATTCTCTATATCCTAATCTTATCGTACAATATAATATGTCACCAGAAACTCTCGTTGAAGATACTAAGATGAATGATGTGTCTTATTACTTAAGTGGTCAAAGCGTAAATAGCGTATACTCAGTCGCAGCAAATGGTTCAAGCTATCGTAAAGACTTTGATGGTGTACTACCACAAATTATTGAAGAGTATTATGATGAGCGTGTATCTGTCAAGAAGATACAAATCGCAGCACAAAAGCAAATACAAAAGGGTTATAGCTACGAGCTTGATAAAGAGATTAACACTATGGAAAATCGTCAGATGGCAATTAAGATCCTGCTTAATAGTTTATATGGTGCATTAGGCAATAAACACTTTGCACACTTTGATGTAAGATTAGCAGAAGGTGTTACCTTATCTGGCCAGCTTGCCATACAATGGGCTGAGAAGGCAATGAATGCTGCTATGAATGGTATACTTAAAACCGAGAAGGATTACGTAATCGCAATCGATACGGATTCTTTATATGTAAACTTTGGTCCATTAGTTGATAAGCTCAATCCTACAAATCCCGTATCATTTCTTGATAAGATTTGCAAAGAACACTTTGAACCTGTATTAGAAAAAGCATACTCAAAATTATTTAATAATATGAATGCACATAAGAATAGAATGGTTATGGCAAGGGAAGGTATATCTGATAGTGGCATATGGACTGCAAAGAAAAGATACATCTTAAATGTCCATAATAATGAAGGTGTTCAATATAAAGAACCTAAGCTTAAGATCATGGGTATTGAAGCAATTAAGTCTTCCACACCTGAGGTTGTAAGAGGCAAGTTCCGTGAGGCATTCAACCTAATAATATCTGGTACACAAGAAGAAACACAAACATTTATAAGAAACTTTAAGAGTGAGTTTAAGTCATTGTCACCTGAACAAGTTGCCTTTCCACGTAGAGTTTCAAACATAACTGATTGGTATGACCATAAGCGAATATATAAAAAGAGTTGTCCAATACACGTAAGAGGTTCATTATTATTTAATAGGCACGTTAAGTTTAACAAGTTAAATGATAAGTATGAATTAATTACGAATGGAGATAGAATTAAGTTCTGTTACTTAAAGTTACCGAACTCGATAAAAGAAAATGTCATAGCATTTCCTGACGTATTACCTAAAGAATTAAATCTACATAAGTACGTCGACTATGACTTACAATTTGAAAAAACATTTATAGAACCACTTAACCTAATATTAGAGTCTATCGGCTGGTCAGCCGAAGAACAAGCAACACTGGAGGATTTTTTCGTATGAGTACAAACTGGTTTAAAGACATGCAAGATATGCATAAAAAATATGGAGTCAACAAATGGATGCAAGCTGAGCTGCAGTCCGATGTAGACTGGAGAAAAATTAATAAGTTCATGCAATTTAGAATTGGTATGATGCAAGAAGAACTCGATGAAACAAAGAACGCCTTTGAGAAAAAAGATGCAGAAGAAATGGTTGATGGTATTATTGACTTATGTGTTTTTGCAATCGGTACGCTCGAAGTATTTGGCGTTGATGCCAATAAAGCATGGGATGAAGTATATAGAGCCAACATGTCAAAAGAAGTTGGAATTAAAGAAGGCCGACCTAATCCGCTTGGATTACCAGACTTGGTAAAGCCAGAAGGTTGGGAAGGTCCAGATCATAAGGGCAATCATGGAAATATCACTGACTCTTTTTAATAGCATATTTGATAATAAGACTAAGCAAAAGCTAACATTTACTGATTTTAATAGTTTTGAGCACGCATTACATGGCTTATCAAAACGTGTTATAAAATCAAAGAAAGATGCACCACTAATGTCGCCGGCACAGTTTAAACCTGACACGACTCGTGCTAATGATAACGTGACAATGTGGGCAGGCTGGTGCGCTGTGGATGTCGATGATTTTAAATTTGAAGGAGATTTTTATGATGCCATTAATAATAAGTTTGATGGTATTAGGTTTGTTTGTTACAGCACTGCTAGCAGCA